ATATCTTTTAATTTAGTACCCATGATTGCAATACCTGTAAGTATATTAGATACTGCACAAGCTGATGGACAATCCTCTACAATTACAGAGTCTTCACAATCACCACATTTAAATGGTACATCTTTATTACCATACATATACCATTTAGGAAAATCATTTTTATTTAATGCTCTACCTACTGCACCTACTATTTTATGTGATATCCTGTTCTTAACTAAGAACACAACTCTATCTTGTTTCACATCATATTTAAAATCTGCTCTACCCCAAGACCAAGACTCCCAACAATTGTTATTAGATAACCAACGCATAGCTTTTTCATTTGAGTATATTGATTGAAAGCTATCTGGTATTTTAAAATTAATATCTTCTATGTGTAATTCTTTATTACCATGAAAGACTCGTTCTACATATTGCATATTTTTTTCTCCTTCTTTTTTACCTTTAGCACTACAAGAAGCATGAAAGCAATACCAACTTAATTTGTTATCTGTTGTATCTACAGAGAATGTATTTCTACCATTACAGAATGGGCAATCCATTCTTGTTTGTGTATCTGCTTGGATAGATAAACCCTGCACCACTGCAAGTTGCTGTTTATAATTCAATCGGTAATTCCTCGTATGTTATGGAATACCTATCGGTTGCATAGAAATCATCTTTCTCAATCTTCATGAGATTATGATTTAAATACTCAGCTAATTTATTTTCTACTTGTTCGTTTGTTGGTTCTACCTCGAATGGTATTATCGCTGTTGCTTCTATTCCTAGTCCTGTTACTCTTACTTTGTATTTTTTCATCTTCTATTCCCTTATCATAGTTGTCTTGATTTGTCAAGCGATTTTCTTTTTTTATTTTTTTATAATAGTTTGGGTGTTTAAATTCAAACATTAAATGTATCTACTATATCTAAATCTGTTAAGTCAACAGTATATTCTTTTTCATTTATTTTAAAAGTAATCTTGTGACAATAGTTATCCATGTAAGCTGTGGACTCATCTATCGTACCACCTATACTTTTAATATGATCTTCTAGTTTTAATACTACATCTTTTATAATCATTATCTACCTTTTCTTTCTTTTCTAAATTTGTATGGAAGATTGTATGTGTAGAAACTAACATTACCTTTACGGCTTGTCCATTCTATTTCAACTTCTTTGGCATCACCACCTTGAAAAGATTTCATTGCTTTCTTTAAACTCATTGCTTTAATTTCTGTGATGACAGTATCATCACCTATTTTAATTGGACCTTTTTTTACGAATGTATATGTTATCATTTACTTTTCTCCTTATCTTCACAGTACTCAGTTAAAAAAATATCAACAGATGAAGCTGTGTCATCATCTATATCTGTAATGGTATCGGTATACCAAGTACCATCTGGTCTTTCTATTGTTGCGACTATTGCCCAACCTGTACATTTATGTTTCATTTATTCTCCTCATCTGCATATGCTGTTATATAATCTCCGAGATTCATTTTAACCTGCATCATTGCTTCATTACAGGCTTCTTCTTCATCTTCTGCATCAAAAACTAAATCAAAATTTTTAACCCATTCCTCATCTACTTCTAATGATACTCTGTATTTTTTCATTAATGCTCCTTATAGCTTACTTGTTTAACTTCACGACTCCAACAGGCACGACAACTACCACACTCACCATTCTGTTTAGGTGCAGGACATTCTCTACCTACTGCAGGTTTATCTTTATGCACACCAGATGTCCATTTCCAAAACTTAGGTGGTGGACTATCTACTTTAGTTGTTGATACTCGTAGGCATAAATTCTTTGGTACATCTTTTATATTTATTTGGTCTATGATTTTGTATTCTCTAGTGGCTAACCAATATCTTATGTGTGGTGTGAGTTCACATACTTCAAATATTTTCATAAGATGTGCATAAGATTGTACATCACCAGAATCAAACCATCTGTGATATCTATCTTTTTCTTTTTTGTTTTTATATTTCTGTGTAATAAGTTCTGCCATATAATCTACCCACTCTACCATTTCAATAGCTTGATATCTTTTTTCATACATAGCTTTGACAACAGGAAAAACATAACAGCCCTTACCAGCGTAACATTTGTTGCAGATAGTGCCTTTTATTTCTGCTAGTTTAGCACCTGTCTTACAATATTGTATAGGTATACCCCACGCATACGAGGGCATCTTACTAGGATTAGATAGTGTGCCTATCTTTTCTTCTATTTCTTTAACTTTCATATCTTTCATACCCCCTACTATCTAAAATATCTTCTAAAGTATTCACAAGATAATGTATATCAACAGGGTGTAATTTTACAGCTTTGTGTAATATGCCCATATATTCCTTATCTTTAGTATCAAACTTTAAACATTTATATTCTGACCATTTGTTATTTTCTTTTACCCATTTATTTTTTTTCATATCTTTTTGTCTAACCTCTTTATTCCAAATCTTAATTGTTCTTTTGTTATCTTACCACTATTATAATTATATTGCAAGTTCTGTAATAGTCTTACTATATGATCTCTAGTTGTACCTGCCATATCACACCACAAAGAACAATCAGCAGTATTAAACCAATTCCTTGCTCTGCTTTGTATCGCAGGACTACTATCTGTATTACTTAATATACCAAATGAATCCTCCATCATAACTTGTATCTTAGCTATGGCTAGATTTTCTTCTGGCGTTCTATTTTTTATTTCTTTTATCATATTCATAATATTACTATACATTATTTGGTTGGTTGTGTCAATGTGTCTTGTTGATTTTTTTCTTATTTTATGATATAGTACCCTGTCGTTGCAGGGGGGTTAGTATATACTACTCCTTATCATCTTCCTCCATAACTTTATTGATTATATAAAAGGCGATACCACCCCCTATTATAAGGGCTAGTATACCTACACCTAACATTCCTAATCCATATTCTATTGTCATAAAAAAAAGGCTAGGCGATCTCTCGCCTAACCCTACCCTTTCCTTGTTTAAGCTACCATGCCCATAGCTTTTTTATAGGCAAGTATCTTTTCTTCTCTTGTTTGTTTTGGTTGTGCAATATTATCAATAGCGTCAGCCAGATCATCAATAGACACTACGATATCCATACCCATCTTGTCAGCCAAAATATCTTGAGAGATATTCCAATTAACTTTAGGGTGCTTGGCAAACTTCTCTACCTGTGAGAACTTTGTCATCTGCTTGATACCTTGCTCAAACCTTTTTACTTTAGCAACAATAGTTTCAATCCACTTATGGTGTTTTGTAACTAGGTCTTGCTTGGCTTGTATCATCATTTCAAATTTAGCAAACTCTAAATCTGAACATGGTATTGCACGAGAACGACAACCACCTGTACCAATGATCTGCAAAGTATAATTATCTTTCCATTCTTGGTATAGATTAGTATTACCTTGCTTACCCTCTAACCAATGGGCATTATCATTTCTGCATTGAGAAAGATAAGGGTTGTTATCTCTACGTCTTGAATAATTTGAAGAAACATCTTCAACATTATTAAGTTCATGCTCTATGTTGCAATCTGGATTTAACCCTACTGCTTTCATATCTTCACGATAATAAGCATAAGCAAAGTTCTTTCCATTATTACTACTACCACTACTATAACGATAAGAGTCATGCTCTCCATTTATGCTACCATCTAGCTCAAATGAAAAATGTTTTGACTTTTCTACTTCGTCACCATAGCGATCAAGCACTTTTGGTGCGTCAGTTACTTTGAAAAAGAAACAACTATCGTTACCTACTGCATTGATAGTGTTATGTTTTCTTTGTAACTCCTGCAAAGTAGCGACATCTTCCAGAGGAAATCTACGTTGAACTACATTGGTTGCAACCTCAAATGTAGAATCAATGGTATCTTTCGCTACCTCTCTTGCCTCCAAGAACTCTTCTTTTACATTAGAGTCTTGATTTTCACAATGCTTACGAAAATCATCTTTCAATGACTTACGCTTACTAGCATTGAGTCTTATCTCTTTTTGTTCCATGAGTATACTCCTTTCATGTTGATTAAAAAAAAGACACCACCTAGATAACTAGATGATGTCTATATAATATACTAATTGTATTGATGTGTCAACTAGCCAAGCCAAGTTGCTCTGCTAGTTCTCTTGCTTGTGTATCGTCTATTGTTTTATATTGCCAATCACGTTCTATATCTTCTGGTGTTTGTGCTTGTTCTCTTGTGATAGTTTGTTTAACACCTTTTAATTTATTTATTAATTTATATACAGGCTCACTATTGTAACCCCAAATATATTCTACATACCAAGCGTCATCTAAAGGTAATACTTGTTTATCTATTTCTCCAACAGTATTTAGACAAGTTTGCCAATGCACATTAAACCATTGATCCATACACCTTTGACCACAGAACATATGAAAGTAATATGACTTAGCTTTGTTAGATTGATAATACTTATGACCTTTACTACCACGAATTTGTGATTGTGTTTTTTTCTCTGGACATTTTTTATTTTGACACCACTCACTCATTGATATCTCCTGTTGTCATTAAAGATTTAAGAGCAGTAAATTTTACCTTATCAAACATCACGATAGTAATGTCCTCATTTAGCTCTAACCTATTGATTTTATAGACTTTTTTGCCTACACTAAACCACTTCAATCTTCTAACAGATATGTT